TCTAGAAGCAAGTCTATTAAAGCAAAAATAAAACAGTCTCCAATAAAAGACGCTCCTATTAAACCAGCACCAGTGAAGCTTCAAATTAACTTACCTAAAGGATATGAGTTTGCAGATAAAAGGCAAAAGACGCAGTTCTACGCTGAGTTTGAAGAGGCTCTTGCGAATGGCAAGTATGAGACTCAGGAACAATTAGATGCGGCTGTAATGACACAACTTAAAGCAGGCCCATCAAAACCGGTCGATGAGGGACCTATTATAGTCAACCCTGGAAAGCCAGTTGTAGTGGCGCCTGTTAAAGGAGAAAAAGAAGCGTCCGCAGCATTGCCTGTAGCAAAAGTAAAAGCAAAATAAAAATTAACAATTAACAATTAAATTAAATCAAAATGAGTAAAGTAAAAAAAATGGAAACAACCGCAAAAGCAATTACCAAAGACGAGTTAAAAAAAGTTACGGATCTACAAACGGAGCTGCAATCTTATTTAGCTAACATTGGTGTATTAGAAGTGCAAAAAGCTAAAGCTATCTACCAAGTCAATATGCTTGAAAAAGATATGGACCAGGTTAAAAAAGATATTGAGGCTAACTACGGGGCTATTAATATTAATCTTACTGACGGAACTTACGAAGAAATAAAAGCGTAGGTTATGAAAAATGTTATAAGAAAAATTAGTATCGGGGCTGACTATAAAAACGAAGCAATGCATTACTCTGTTAAACAGACAGTTTACGGCGGTCACGAAATTTCTCATATAATATTTGAAGAGTCTGATAATTCTTATAATATATTTATAAAAAAGCAAGACGAGGTAATGCCATGGAAGAAGTTTAATTCTAACATGGCAATATCCGTTGAGTATGACTTGGAGTATTAATGCGGAGTATATATGATTTTATCGTAAAACCAGTCGGTAAAAGATACGATAACGAAGTAAAGGTCGGGGAGCATACCTTGGTGACAAATAGCTCTATAGAAAGTTTTAAGCATGTTAATAATATTGCTGAAGTAGTTGAAACACCCGCTGCTTTTGCGACGCCTATAAAGAAAGGCGACTTAATTGTAATACACCACAATGTATTCAGAGTTTTTTATGACATGAAAGGAACTAAGAAAAACAGTCGGTCATTTTTAAAAGATGGTTTATTTTTTTGCAGCACTGATCAAATATATTTGTACAAAAAAAGCAAAACCTGGAAATCATTCGGAGACAGATGTTTTGTCGCTCCTGTAAAAAATAAAGACGTTTTAAGCAGCCAAAAAACGGCTGACCTTATTGGTATACTAAAAATCGGTAACAGCTCCTTAAAGAGCGCTGGAATCAATCCAGGGGACATAATAGGATTTATACCTGGTAGCGAATGGGAATTTGTTATAGATGATCAGATTATGTATTGTATGAAATCAAATGATATTGTTATAAAGTATGAACTCGATAGAAACGAAGAAGAGTATAATAGCCGCTGGGCGCAAGGCAATTAAAGAGTTAGTAAAGGTAGCAGAGGAAAAGATCGTTGACTCAGATGAAGATATATCAGCTGACAGACTTAAAAATGCTGCCGCTACTAAAAAACTTTGTATATTAGACGCCTTTGAAATATTAAATAGAATACAGGAGGAAGAAAGCATGATTAATGAAGCGACTAAAACCTCAGATAAACCTGCATTCAAAGGCTTTGCGGAAGGGAGATCTAAGTAATGGCTTACAAACAAGAGTTATATAGTATAGCCAAAGACTATATTAGACCACAAGCTATTAAGAAGAATAATCGCTATGCAAAGTGGAAATACGGTTATGATAAGGAGCATGATGTCGTTGTTATAAGTAAGACCGGTAAAATAGGGGATATATATTTAATAAGCGGAGTGCATATCGCATTGCCTTTATTACAAGATAAACCTATTAAAGGCATAAACAAATGGAAAGCAGCGGAATATCCAAAAGAGTTAAGTAAGATAAAAAGTGAGGCAGATTGGGTGAAGTACCCAAATGCTTTTAAAGAAAAGTGGTATGGGTATATTGACGAAGAGTTTAACAGACGCGAAGAAGGTTTTTGGTTTTATAATAAAGACGAGCCTACTTACATTACTGGTACTCACTACATGTACCTGCAGTGGTCCAAGATTGACGTTGGGCAACCTGACTTTAGAGAATCAAACAGATTATTCTATTTATTCTGGGAAGCTTGCAAGGCAGACAGTAGATGCTACGGCATGTGCTACCTTAAAAACAGGCGATCAGGATTTTCTTTCATGGCTTCCGGCGAGACCGTTAACCAAGCAACAATATCTTCGGATGCTCGATTTGGTATATTGTCCAAATCTGGGCCCGATGCAAAGAAGATGTTTACAGACAAGGTTGTACCAATATCGGTTAACTATCCATTCTTCTTTAAACCAATCCAGGATGGGATGGACCGTCCAAAAACAGAGCTCGCATACAGGGTTCCCGCCTCAAAATTCACAAGAAGGAAACTTGACTCCAACGCGGTACCAGAAGAAATCGTTGGCCTTGACACCACGGTTGACTGGAAAAACACGGGTGACAACTCGTACGATGGCGAAAAACTAAAGCTGTTAGTTCATGATGAAAGTGGTAAGTGGGAAAGACCTACAAATATACTTAATAACTGGCGAGTAACTAAAACTTGCTTAAGACTAGGTAGTAGAGTTATTGGCAAGTGCATGATGGGATCAACATCAAACGCTTTAGACAAAGGAGGTAAAAACTTTAAAAAATTATACGATAGTTCTGACGTAGCAAATAGGAACAAAAATGGTCAAACAAAAAGCGGTCTATATAAACTGTTTATTCCAATGGAATGGAATTACGAGGGATTTATAAACCAGTACGGTTGGCCTGTATTTGAAACGCCTAAGAAAGAAACAGTGGGTCCTCACGGAAGCGCAATAGAGGAGGGGGTTATAAATCATTGGGAAAATGAAGTTGAAGGTCTAAAGGACGATCCCGATGCGTTAAACGAATACTACCGTCAATTTCCAAGAACAGAGCAGCACGCATTCAGAGATGAATCAAAGCAATCTATATTTAACTTAACAAAAATATATCAACAGATAGATTATAACGAAGAGTTAAGAAATAACACGATGGTTACACAAGGTAACTTCCAATGGAAAAATGGTATCAAAGATACCGAGGTGATGTTTTATCCTAATAAAGACGGTAGATTTTATATTACATGGGTGCCGGATCAACAGCAACAAAACAATATAATAATAAAGAATGGTATTAAATATCCAGGTAACGAACACATGGGTGCCTTTGGTTGCGATAGCTACGATATTAGTGGTGTCGTTGGTGGCGGTGGCTCTAACGGAGCTTTACATGGATTAACTAAATTTTCAATGGAGGACGTACCTCCTAATCATTTCTTTTTAGAGTATATCGCAAGACCAGCAACAGCTGAAATGTTTTTTGAAGATGTATTAATGGCTATGGTGTTTTACGGCATGCCTATACTTGCAGAAAACAATAAGCCAAGATTACTTTATTATATAAAAAGAAGAGGGTATAGAGGATTTAGCATCAATAGGCCAGATAAAACATATAATAAATTATCAGTGGCAGAAAAAGAAGTGGGGGGAATACCTAACTCAAGTGAAGATATAAAACAAGCGCATGCATCCGCAATTGAAACATATATAGAGGATTTTGTAGGGGAAAAAGTAGATGGTTACGGGGATGTCTATTTGCAAAGAACATTGCAAGACTGGGCTAAGTTTGATATAAACAATAGAACAAAACATGATGCATCAATAAGCTCGGGATTAGCTTTAATGGCTTGTAATAAGCACAGGTACACACCTAGGGCTGCTGCGCAAAAAAAGGTGTATACTTTAGGATTTAAAAAATATAATAACGAGGGAGCTACTTCAAAAATAATATAATAAATGAATGTAAGTACAAATACTAATAGCCCATTTCCTGATCAGGTAGTAAGTGACGCTGAAAAAGCTACACTAGATTACGGATTGCAAGTGTCAAGAGCTATTGAGCAGGAGTGGTTTAACTATGGCGGTGCCGGGTCAAACAGATATTCCCTTAATTGGAATAACTTTCATAACCTAAGGCTTTATGCTAGAGGAGAACAAGGTGTGCAAAAGTACAAAGATGAATTAGCTATTAATGGTGATTTGTCTTATCTTAATTTAGACTGGAAGCCAGTTCCTATACTTTCAAAATTTTCAAATATTGTTGCTAACGGTATTACACAAAAGCAATACGATATAACGTCTTACGCACAAGATCCTCAGTCTTTAAAGAAAAGGACTGATTATGCCGAGGCTATAGCTTTTGATATGCAAACAAAAGATGCTAGAGCCATAGCTAATGAGATCATTTCTAATGACATGAGCAGGTCCGAAATATCTGAAAGCAATTTACCTGATTCTATGGAGGAAAGAGACCTCCACATGCAATTAGCCTACAAGCCTGCTATAGAAATAGCTGAAGAAGAGGCTATAAATACTGTGCTAGATACAAATGAGTATAATTTAACAAGGGCTCGTGTAAATCAAGATTTAGTTAACATCGGCATAGGAATAACCAAAACTTCTTTTAATACAACCGAGGGAATAGTTGTTGATTATGTTGATCCTGCGTATTGTGTGTGGTCTTACACTGAAGATCCTAATTTTGAAGATATATATTACGTAGGAGAAGTTAAATCTATAACTATACCTGAGCTTAAAAAAGAATTTCCTCATATATCTGATAAAGAATTAGAACGTATTCAAAAGTTTCCAGGAAATCGCAGAATGATTCGCGGCTTTGAAAATTACGATTATAATACTGTTCAAATATTATATTTTGAGTATAAAACATATACTGATCAAGTATTTAAAATAAAGAAAACGGATAATGGCCTAGAAAAAGCTATTGAAAAAACCGATCAGTTTAATCCTCCGCCAAATGATAATTTTGATAGAGTAGCGAGGTCAATAGAGGTATTATACGAAGGGGCTAAAGTGGTTGGCACTGATATTATGCTTAAATGGGAAATGTCTGAAAATATGACTAGGCCACTAGCGGATACTACGAGAGTTGAAATGAGTTATTCAATGTGTGCCCCTAGAATGTACAAAGGTGTTATACAGTCGCTTATAAGTAAGTGTATTGGGTTTGCTGATGTCATTCAATTAACACATCTTAAAATGCAGCAAGTATTATCAAGAATGGTTCCTGACGGAGTATTTTTAGATGTAGATGGGTTAGCGGAAGTTGATTTAGGTAATGGAACAAATTACAATCCACAGGAGGCATTAAATATGTATTTCCAAACCGGTTCGGTTGTTGGTAGATCAATGACACAGGAAGGGGATATGAATAGGGGTAAAGTTCCTATACAGGAATTATCTAGTTCTTCGGGTATTGGTAAAATGCAGTCTTTAATTACCGCATACAACTACAACATGCAAATGATTAGAGACGTAACCGGGTTAAACGAAGCTCGAGACGGAGCAATGCCTAACCCTGATGCTTTGGTCGGATTACAAAAAATGGCGGCAAATGCCTCAAACACAGCCACCAAGCATATACAGGATGCAAGTATACAATTAACATTAAGCACTTGTGAAAATATATCT